AATTAGCGGAATACTTGTAGTAACTGTACCTCCAGCAAGAACCACTTGTCCTGCGGTATTAGTCAGAACATTTGTAGTCTTGTTGTAAGTGAGTCCAGCATCACCACCGAATACAGAACTATCGTTAAACTGAATTTGAGTATCAGAGCCACCGGGAGGAGTAACTCCAGTACCATTTAATGTAGTACCCGACATAGCAAGTCCAGTACCTATGGTGATTTCTTGCGTATCTCCTGAGCCGCTGTCACCACGTCCTAGCAGTTTAGAAGCCGCAGAGACATTCTGCATCTTAGCATAAGTTACAACATCATCATCTATGGTGTAAATTGTACCTGTACCTGAAACAGTAAGATCTCCTTTATCCCCATCTGGAGTAAGAATAATAGGAATAGTAGCTCCTGCAGCATCAATAAGACGAAGAGGTTCTAAATCACTAATAGGTAAAGGAAGATTAATAATACGATTAGAATTCATATCTAGACTAGCAGACATCGTATTAGGTGTCGTACCATCTCTAGATAACGTATTCTCCATCGCTGTTTCTACAGCAGTAAAGCTATTATTTATAGTAGATACTGCAGTAACTTCATTCTGAAGATTAACAAGATCTGTGATATTTAATTTAGACATTAAGATATCTTCCAAACGCAGAGGTCTGCAAATTTACTTGTTACTCCACCAAGTCCACCGGAGGAGTTAAAATTTAAACTATATTGACGTACTTCAACAACCTTTGTAGAAGCTAAAGTAAATCTACTCTTAAGATGTAAAGAAGTCTCAAGATTGCTAGCACCACCGAATGTAACCGGTGTTTCAAACCGTGAACCTGATCCAAAAACAATATCAACGCCAGATGTCACATCAAAGAGTTTTATAGCACTTCCGTATATCCCTCCAATAGTAGCTGAATCTGTATACCAGTTAAACCAACCATCCGCAAAGTAAGTCCCTGCTGGTAAAGTAAGTTGATTAGAAGCTAAGCTAGCCCCTGAAATTTCATTTGTGTTAGTAGTTATAAGACGTCTAGTATTCCAGGTATTGGCTATTAAAGTTTGACCATTACCAAAAAGAAGACTAGTATCTGATACATGTAATAGACTCGCACCAAAAGGATTATTAATACCTCCTAGAGCTGTCCAATCTCCACTTCCTAAACCATCTGAAAGATATACCTTCCCTGCAGCTTCTGCAGCTATACCTTTAGGTTCATGTAAGTTAGCCCCCGTTAGGGTTGAATGTGCAATGTTAGCTATAGCACTTACTCCTTAGTTTCTTCAACAGGTTTCTCTAACTGTTCAAGCCAGTACTTACAATCTTGCATTGCACCTTCATATGCAATGAGATTATTCTTAAGCTGTTCTCTTTCAGAAGTTAAAGTCTTAAGACGATCTTCTATCTGTTCTTTATTCATTAAACAGCTTTAGTACCTTTAAGCCAGAAGAAGTCAGTATCAGAGCACCAGACGATATAACCATTGGTGTTACCGTCAGCGTCGTCCACAGTTCCGATAAAGCCACGCCCTAAGGTAACAGGGTTACCGAAGGATGTAGTTAATTCTGTTTTAGTTGGAATAGCGTCGTTAACGTTATTCACTGCTTGCTTAACACTGATACTTCCGGTGCTAGCGGTAGCGATATTTGGAACACCAGTTGTAGTCACGTTTGTTTTGATACCATCGACATATAGGACATTGCCGCCTAGATCAACATTAGTAGCCATTTTATTATTCTCCTGTTTAACTTCTTGTTAAACGTTTTTTTATGGAATGGGAGGAGTCAATTAAGGCTCCTCCACAATCCATGTTACATTAGGGCATGTAGTACCGAATACGAACGGTGATTAATCCTGCAGTAAATGCAGTTGCATCAGTTCGTGATGCAGTGATATAACCAACGTTAGAAGTCGTAGTTCCAAGCAATGCGCCTGTACCTGCAAGACCCGTTGGGATTGTAACATCCCGACGGATGACTGAGGTTTCTCCCGCAGTGCCCATAGACGCGGTGACGAAGGCGATCAGAAGACCGTCAGCATCAATCGCAGTCGTACGGTCAGTACGGACTAGACCTAAATCAATTGCAGTACCAGTGGCAGCTGCGGTATGAGTAAGAATCTCAACCTCAACTAGCCTTGCACCAGAAGGAACAAAGACCTGATCCGATTGAACAACCTCAACTTCAGTGAGGCTGGACAAAGAGATAGTCAGTTCAATCTCACGAAGTTTACCGTTATTACGATATTCTCCAGCAAGATTTGGTATAGTTTTGGTGACCCCATACTTTTGGTAGAGGTTATCCGGATTTAGCCAAGTTTGTGCCATATTGTTTCCTCCTTACACTACGTCATAGTTCGAGAGAACTGTGACCGCATTTTCAGGACGATACAGCTTGAAACCATACTCAGCGATGGTTAGATACTCTGTTTGCTGGAGGTCTTTATTGAACTCCGAGTAAACTGTCGGCATCTGTCGGAATCCGCCTATGATGGGGCTGATGTCTCCAGCGGCTGCCGAGAAGAAGTAATTAGCCACGCCAGTTGTGGTAACAGTGACACCGTCAATAGTCTCAGTGATACCTCGTGGAAGGTAGTTAGAGACATACACGTCAAAGCCGTATAGATTGAAACGGAACTTGAATCCCGTAACCATTCCGGTATTGACCAAGCTACTCCACATAGGATTAGGTGTAAGTATATTGACTAGATTGGTCTGCGTCTGTAGTGTATAAGCCACAGATGGATCAACAACTGCACAGAGTTCAGTCATGGGAACTAAAGCCTTTTGAAGAGCATAGTTCGCCTTGGCGAAATCTGTAACGGTCATTGCCGCAGTAGTGCCACCAGCAACCCAACGATGGTCAGCATCGTTAATAGAATTTAAGTCGCTAACGGTTTGTCCAGAGTTAATCCTAGATAGGATTCGAGTCTCAACAGCTTCCATTAGAGCACGATGTTGACGAGGAGCAAATGCAGATATTACATCATCTGCATAATAGCTATCTCGCTTAAACTTCTCCGAGATGGAGTTAGCTGAATACTTGTATTGATCGAACGAGAACACAAAGTTACCCGTATCCATCTTATTGTATTTTACTGCCTGTCCTTCTGCAAAGTCAGCAGTTTCAGCCTCACCGATACTCGGGATGTTGATGGTCGTGCCATCAGGGAAATCCGAGAGAACACGGACAAACTTCATAGCAAACAAATCATCTAACAGAAGTTCTTTGAGCTGTTTAGACCAAAGGTTACTTCGAATCAGATGTTCGTTGGTAGCGACTGTAAAGCCACTTGCCATTGAAAGTTCTCCTTGTTAAATTATTATGTTCTTGAAGCCCAATTCGCCAGTATCGTCAAATTCTTTGCCGAGGTAAATGGCATCATTGTGCATCTGAACTACGGTTTTTGGATCATGATACTGTTTAGGATTGTCTCTCCGCATTTTATCGTAATACGATAAGTTCCGCTTATTTGGACCGGTCGGTGCAAAGGCTTGATTGGACTTTACGGGAGCTTGAAATGGCTGCGGTGTGACAGGTTGGTCTAAGCCTAACGCTCTAATTAGAACGGTAGGTCTAGTCCTAGCCATCATCTCGAAGTCTTCCGAGGTTAATCCTAAAGTTTGTATCTGTTCTTTGACGGCGTTCTGGTAATTGTTACCGAAACGCTCTATCAATTTACTTTGAACCGTTTGTATGTTAGCTTGCTGAGCTTTACCTACTTCATATTGCTGAAGTTTGTTATCCAGTAAACTTTCAATCTGTTTAGGATCAAAGGTGGGCTGATCTGCTTTCGCTGGGGGTGATTCGCTACTTTGAGTTTGCTTTTGAGTAGATAGTTGGTCAATCAACTCTTCAAGGCTAGCCCTGGATTTATAATCTGCATCTAGTCTCAAATAATCCTGACGTTGTTCATCACGAGTACGTTCTAGAGTTTTTATGTATAAATCCGACTCATACTTGCCTCTAGCTAGTTCTTCAGAAGATTTGAATTTCTTCCCTTCTCCTACAAGTTCTTCTAGATAGTTTTTCTGAGGGTCGACGACAGGGTCGGTGTTGTCTAATATGTTGGTCATGATTTCTGTTGGTCCAGAGTTATTAATGTTTTAATGGATTTGAAGACGGCACGTTGGCCGTTCTTAAATGCTTGGAGATAAGCCCAATTAGGGTTATCAAATGCTCTGACATCGATCTCAGATCTATTCAGAGACTTCTCTCCTTCGGCTAAGATTTCTGATAGACGATCTAAGATTCTCTTAGACCCCCAGATTTCTCTTTCGAAGTCGGCTTTAGCATCTTGGTCTTCTAGATGCTTCGTCCATGCTGTTATCATTGTTGTGTTTCACCAGGTTGAGGAGCTAACCCAACAGGGGCTGAGGATGCTCCGATCTCTGAAAGATCGAAGTCTCCGTTCTGGCCAGTAGCAGTCTGAGCGGTTGTTGCCATCTGCTCTTGAAGAGCGTTGATCTGCTTCTGAGCTTCTGCTTGTTCATACAGAGATATGTTGGGTCTTACTATCTCGTAGTCTTGCAGATTGAATGATTGTTCTAGTATCTTGGCTAAGCCTATACTAGAGAAATGAGGTTGGACTACAGGCCATAGATTGCTAGCTGTTAAGCTAGTCAGGTTTTGGATGAGTTCGGCTTGTTCGGCGAAGTGTCTTGCTGCAATCGGTTTAATTGGAAGGTGGCCATTTTGAATTCGTCATCGAAGACTTTGATTGTGGTTGTGCCAACTAGGTTTCTCCTTGCTAATTCTAACATTGCGTTCAATAGAGGTTCTATAACCTGTTCTTCGAACTGTTTGATCTTGTTTTGAAAGACACGTGCAGAGGCGTTCTCTAGACGTTGTACTTCGTATTTAGTTTTCTCACCAGGAGTACGAAAGCCCATTGCTTCTCTAGGAGCTCCTGCCATCTCCTCCATGAGACGTTCAATTCTCTCTATCTTCATGTCTGCCTGAAGAACATTGACATCAGGTACGACTAGATCAACGTCTCCTTCTTCAGATACAAAGATCTTCTCACCAGGTTGCCAAGTGAAGTCCTCTACGAATCCCTTGACCTTCTGAACAGGAAAGGTAACTAAATCCCATATGTCTGCGGCCATGTTCTCTATGTGATCCATGCGATATTGCATACCCACTAGATTGTCCAGAGGACCCATGCCCCAGAGATTATCTTGCTTCTTACGCCAAGGTGAATGGTAGATTGGAGGCTGACCGAAGAACGAAGGATTAGCTTTCTTACCTATTAACTTATGTCTGTCTACGACAGTAATAACATGATTTTTAAGAAAGATATCGTTGTCGTTATCGTAGATATCTCCATAGAAGGTTAACACTTCTACGGCATCAGACTGTAGGTAATCTCTAAAGGAAGTAAATCCATCCATCTGATAGAGATTGTCTCTTTGCTGCCAATCTCCATTGAAGGTCTGAGCATTAGACCTAATATCTTTTAAGTACTTATATATTGCTTCGTACTCTTCCCTGTTCTCATCATTAGACATCTTCTCTAGAAGATCTTTAAGTTCTCCTATTGAGATGTACGAACGTATGATCTTAGGCGAAGATCCGAAAGTACTTGCTGTGGGATTACAGACGATATCTAAAGGAGATATACGTCTTATTGCAGGACCTATGTATCCTGCTTGAACTTTAGTAGGAAGCTCAACGCGCTCGTCAACCCATTCCACAGTAGCGAAGCAGTTTCCATAATCGATATAATCTAGGATTATTTTGTCTATTTCCGTCTTAAACGACTGCTGCGTAATGATCCACGCCATATAGTTGACGATGGCATCGCGCTTATTAATTTGTTCTGCATCTCGTTCATTGGCTTCCCAGACTAACCACTTACGTTGTGGGAATAAGGTGGCTGAGTAATTAGAATACAGATTGTCTCTTATCTGACATAGCTTAGGAATAGTAGTCTTGTTCTTCCAAGGTAACGTAGAATTAGATGTCTTAGTAGTATCTGTAGCGTAGACGTATCTACGAATCTCTTCCCAATCTTGTTTCTTAAGGTTGCGAAGCATATCCCATTCTGTCCACTTCTCAGTGATCCGAGTAGCAAGGATATCCGGTAGTAAAATATCTTGAAGTTCTAAGACCTTACTAGTCATACTACGCCGCCCCAACGGGCATGATAATTAAATTGTGCTGCATTATCTTTCTTTATCTGATATAAGTTCATTGGGCCTACGGCGAAGTCAATTGCAGAGGCGAGACTATCTTTACAGTCATCATGAGAGGGATTCCTAAAGATTAATTCTTCTTCTAATAATTGGCAGTTACCAGAAAGGTAGTGCCATATCTGTCCATTGGCGTACTTAGGTTCTAGAATAGCCATGATGCGTTCATCTTTAGAACCTAACCATCTAGTAGGTTTGAACTCGTCTACGACTAGAGACAGACCATGGGGACGAATATAATTGTCCTTTAAGTCTTTTACTATAGCCATTTGAGCGCCTGTTACTTCTGCTCTTAATTTTCTGAATCCCCACTTCTCATATAGTTTTAATATTCTATTGAAATACTCAGAGATCTTCTCTGTCTTAAATCTATCTATTTCGAGGACGTAGTAATTGTTTTGTCCGTCCACACCGACCACTGTAATGGCAGTAAAATCCGACTTCTTTCCCAAGGAGTAAGCGAAATCCACAGCGGCGAAGACATTAAGTCTCTGACCTTTGAAGTACCATCTTCCATCTCTTTGGGAGAGGAAGTTGGGATCGTAGTACTGGAAGAGATCTCTTTTGATTGGGGAGGAGTCGACGTCGTGCGGATCGTTATAGTATTGGGCCCGGAAGTGTATTTTGTTAAGGTATTGCGAGCGCTTGCGCGCGAGAATGTCGGCATCAAAGCCGAACCACTTTCCTTCTGGACCTTGTTGTCTGGGCCAGATGAATTCACCTGTGCCGTCTCCGATTGACTCGACTTGTCGCTCGAACTTTTCGAATAGGGGTTCTGCATGAACCACGTTACCCAACTCATCGTATGAATTAACCTCCATTTCCATTAAGTTTGCATATAAATCTTTGGGGTGGTACCTAGTACCAACTACCCATTCTTTGGAATTTACAGCTTCGACAGAAGACAACAGACCATACTGATCTCTTACTTTGTCTCTGCCTTCTTCCGTGTAAGCATTTGTCTCAACGACCACATCGTCCAGTATGGTAATGTCACTATGCATACCCACGATGTTACTAGTAAGACCAGCAGTAAATATTGATGGGTCACGGATGGACCAATCCTTTCTTAGAGGGTGGTCTACTGAGATTTCTCTCTCAGTCCACTTCTCCCGTTTAGCCTCTTCTCTTTCAACCATATCAGGCCATAGAAGCCTATAGTTGTCCGAAGTAATAATATCTTTAATGAACTTTAATTGTTTAGTAGCTAAGTTAGAGGTTGAAGAGATTAGAAGAATTCTAAGGGTAGGATCTCTAGTTAATGCATATGCAGCTCTATAAGCGATACCCGCAGACTTCATATGATCTCTAGGCATCAGAAGAAGTTGATGAGATTTAGCGTCTTGTCTTTCCCACCAATTGAAGATCTCTCGATGTACATTTCCTAAGACACGTCTAGGATGAACATAATTTATGAAAGATACTAGGCTGGTCTCACAACGTTGTTTAAGTTCTTCTCGTTCTGGAGATAACTTGGTCTTTATCTTCTTCATTTCATAACAGACATAATAAAACCAGCAACCCCAGCTATACCGAAAGCCATACCTACAAAACCTACTATGAAACCCCAGACATTACTTACACCAGATATCTGTCCGGTAAAGTTTTCTATTTTCTTTTCGATTACACTTAATCTGAAATCTACTTGAGCTTTGTCTGCGAAGTTAGTGGTCTGATCTTTCATTGCCGCTCTGAATTCATTTACAGAATCAAAGCGTTTCTCTGCTGCTACCTCTGCTTTAGTAACTGCTTTTTCTGCAGCAGCCATGGCAGCAGATATAGACTTATCTGCAGCTTGTAAGGCTGCGTCTATAGCTTGTCTAGCCAGAGCAAAACGTTCTAGAGTACGTGCTTCTACATCTTCGATCTTTTCATCTAGATGTTTGGCTAACGTATCTAAGTTCCAACCAGCAGGACTACGATCGTTACAAGGAAACTTAGACACTTAAGTGCTTTAGTGAATTAAAGCGCCGAAGACTTTATAGCCTAGACAGGCAAATAGGACCCATTGAAGGACATTCGACCCGCTAACAAAC